ATATCTGCCCTAGAAGAGCGTGGTAGATAACCCTAAAGCGGGTGTACCCTAAAGCGGGGGCTGGTTCCTCCTTGACTACGATATAAGGAGCTGGAGGTAATTCCCTAGCACCGAACGGGACCACGGCCTTGATTACCCCTGTTTTCAATTGTGCGACTACTTTATCTATCACCGATTATCCTCCTGACGCCAACGAGGTACTTGGTTCCGTACTCTTCCACTGTAGGTCGTAAAATTTCATTCTTACGGTCGTTTGTCAGTTCCAAATACACACCGTATTGTACCCCATGCGCCACGAAAAAACCTACCGCCTTATCTTCCTGGAAAGCTTCAGCGAACATGAGCCGCCTTGCCATGGTAGTCTGGTCGTTCCAAGGGGCTGATTCCTTGGCGGAATTCAAGGCTTCCAATGCCACCCCCTGGGCTAAGGCATAGAGTGCCGGGAGCGTCTTTGTCGTCCAGATTTTAGCGTACATACTGGCGACCTGTTTCGCGTCGTTCGCGGCACTCATATCAGTGGAGCCTCGTAAGCTATCACTCCACCGAATTCTATCAGCGCGTTGACTGGTCCGACACGGAATGTGCGGCCTCGGGCGGTGAATTTATCCCCCTCCACGGGGATGGTATTGTGGTCGGTCAGAAGAAAAAGCCCGAACCCAGTATCTAGCCCGTTGGGGGAAGCTACCAGCTCTTGAACGGTTCCGTATCGATGGCTGATTCTCACTTTTACCGTCAGCGTGGTAGTTCCGGTCCCGGGCATGTAACCACCGAACCCGTCCACGACCTGAGTGGGGCGGGTGATCGTGATTGTATCGGGGACAGTATCGATTTGTACCCGGATCCCGTTTCGGGCTTGCCGGAGCATCATCATGTTGTTCATATCAGCTTACCACATGCCCGAAAACGATTTTTCCAAACGATGACAATCCGGCTAAATTGTCCTGAATAATTACTTGCAATTCATCCCCGTAGTCTAGGCGCATAGCAACTCCTGACCTATCGGTCAATTTCTTTTCATACGACAGGCCATAGACCCCGGCAGGGGCTTTCGTTGAATAATCAAATGTATCTGATCTTAAACACAATTCCAAGTTTGTTTTTGCGTTCATAATATTCTTGTAAATACCATTTTTTTTCCGGATAACAACACCTTTTATCAGTGCCGTTATCCCGCCAAACTTTGCATCATCCATAGCCACGTCATCAGTCATGGCTCCGGCTATGCCGTAAATATCCCAAGATGTCCCGAACGGAGGTGAAACCGAAAAGATAACCGGTGTTACCGACCCGTCGACATTCATAGCATCGGAGGATCTAAACCCTTCGGCGGCGATTGTATAGGCATAATCCAAGGGACTATCCAATGTCACCACATCCCCGACCACTGTTAAAGCTACCCCCTGGTAGAATCTTTGGGATTCCCGTAGGCAGATAATGTTACCAACTACTACACCATGACCTATGCCAAAGGTAATAGAGCTGGCCCCCAACATGGCATTTGAAAAAATTGTAATATCAGCAATTTTTTTGCATATTTTTAGGTCGACAAAATCGCTGGTATTATCCTGCGTTTGAACCCGTAATGCCCCATCTGGTTCAATGTGTTTCTGATGGATTGCAACGGTTTTCCCGTAGGGGGATGACACGATGATAACCGCCTGGTCACCAGCGTTCCGGCACTTGGCCCAATATCGATCTAGGTAGCTATCCGCCACCAGTTCATGACCTTCCAGCATTCCGTTAGGCTTGTAAATTTTACGGCCGTAGGGCAGAGAGTCATCACTTGGAACGGTGTAAGAATTGACTACTACCACATCAGCCTTACCAACTATGCCATTGTCGAGTTCACTTTTCCAAACCATTGCTGATGCACCATATGTTGTAATCGGGGTCCACTCGTTAGCTGTAATGGTATAGGATCCGATCACACGTTCCCCCCGGCCACTTCGGGAGCCGTAGACCTAGCCCACTTTCCAGCGGAAGACCCGGAAACGGCAGATTCATCCGCGATAAGACCACGGTAGTAATCATAAAGGTCTTTCAGGGCGGTGAACTGCGTAGATTCAGCCCCGGCCTGGTTTCGGACCACAGTCATCTCGTTTCCCAACTTCGTCAGGATGGCACGGTAAGCGGACTGGACAGCGTCAGCGCCGGAGTCGATCCACTCGGTAATCCTGGCATCGGAAAGGCGGTATTCTGCTACCGTGTAGTCAGCCTCGACGGCCCCAGTAGTCTTTGTGGTGTAAACATAGCGCCCTGCGATAAGGTAAGCGGTCCTATGGGCTGGAGTGGCCGGATAGGTTACGGATTCCAGAAGGTTCAGGAATCCCGCAGGGTCGTCAACTGTGAGGCGCAAGGCCTTAATTTGTTCGAAGGTTGCCATGGGGATAGTTTAGCCCCCATGGCGTGGATTGTCTAGTCAGAAGCAGGAACTAACAAACGTTCAGCCCACCACTTCCCTTCCCCTTTCCCTTGGACATAATACCTCTTACCGCCGTCGTCCAAACAAGCGGTTGTAACAACTCCAATTTCCTCGGTAGCAGTTACTTTTACCAATTGATCGATTTCGAAAATAAAATCAACTTTCATAAAAAACTCCTTTAAATGGAATCGTCAGGACTCGAACCTGAAAGGATTTGAATATTGGCGTTACTGCCATTCATCTCCCTATCGTAACTTAGCTTTGTTCCCAATCAGCCACGATCCCAGTGTTCCCCGGAGTCACCCGGGGAGTCTCGCTTGTTGGATGTCAGAAACTTAGGAGGGGACCTGACACCCAGTACCTTGAGGAGTCTCCCTTAGGAGTCCTTTGAAACAATGTATGTCACCTCATACGAGGCTAAGCCGGATGTCAGGATTGAACTGACGACCTACGGTTTACAAAACCGTTGCTCTACCGCTGAGCTATACCGGCACTCCACTAAACAATTCTACCAGCTTCCTCCAAGCTAAGTCCATCCCTAAGATCACGCAATTCATGGAATTTCCTGAACCATACCTCGTAGAAAGAACTGCCGTAATCAGCGCACTTCATGGCGGTATCACGTAGTAAGGCAATTTTCTTTGTCAGTTGTTCGTGTCTGGTCATGATCGTCTCCTTCTGGCTTTCCGCCGACCGTTTCCGGTTTCGCCCTGGGGCCATCCAGGGCATCGTCAGGGCGGGTTATTCGATACTTACAACTCCAGACCGACTGTATCCAATCTTCTCAAGAGCTTCTACAACCTGATCGAAATTGTAATCGAACTCAGGATCAAGGCCAAGTTCTTCAGCTGTGAAAACCTGGCTTTGTCCATCATCAGCAAATACTTCAAAAAAACCTTTCATCTTGGATCTCCTTAGGGCTTTCCGCCCTTCCATGATTTAAATATAAACCATATATAAACCTTTGTCTATAGCACAAAACGGTCGACTTATAGCACTTTTTCGCTATGGAATAAAAAAAGCTCCCATTTCTGGGAGCTTTCAAAGCGTCTAAACTAAATATTAAGTTGGGAGGGTCACCTCTATGATATACCCAAACGATGCACCCAAAGCAGTCCCAGGGTAGCTAGATCCCAAGAAATCTTTGGAGTATTCGCCCTGGATACGATACCAGGCTCTTTCCTCGGTGGATAACTCAAGAACGGACCCTCGGCCCGTCTCCATGGTCAAAGGCCTTTTATTAGCCACGATCATGACGCCAGGGACAAAAATGTAGGCCTTGCCAGCGGTAACGCCAGGGAAAGAAACGATCTCTTTACCAATAGTGAATCCATCGTTGATGCCATGGTCGTATTCAATTAAAGTACCGATAGGCAATCCGGGGCGGTTGTTGGTTCTGGCACTGGATCCGTTACCGTTAAGCTGTCCAGCCATAACGTTCTGGATGGACCAGGAATCCGCAGAGTTACACAGGATGGCCACGCGGGGAGCGGCGATCTTCCGGCTTGTCTTGGGGTCCTTCAAGGCTACCAACTTCTTCCATGCGGCGAGAAGTGTTTCGTACATCTTCTCATCGTAGGTTAAACCAGCGGTAGCGATGGCGGCTTGCTGTTGACTGGCCACATAAGTGGCGGCCACGATCAGCCCCACGGTAGCGGCGTTCCGAGCGTCGGTATCAGCATCCACAGCGGCTTGGACCACTTTATCCATGGTGAAGAACTTGTTAAACAACAGATTCTTGATGGAGTCTTTCCAGCCGACAGCTTTGATCCCCATGGTCACAGTCTCGACGTTCCCGGTG